AACACCTCTTCAACTTCTTTGTTAAAAATAAACTAAAGAACCTTCTCACTGATATACAGGACTTTTAAAAATGAAACGATTGGCGATATCTATCGTATTGGAACGTGCCGCAAAAATGCGGTCAAAGAAAGAAAAGACAGAGTGGCTACAGGCTAACGACTCAGTACCTATGCGCACCTGTCTTAGATTGTTGTATGACGAAGGTGCAGAATTCCTTGTACCAGATGAAGCTCCACCCTATAACAAAAATCAGACACCTGATGAAGGTATGATGTTATATCATGAGTTTCGAAAACTTCGCATCTTTGTAAGAGGTGGTGGTTACGATAACCTAAACCAAACAAAGAGAGAATCTCTGTTCATCGGACTACTAGAAGACGTTTGTGAGTCTGATGCAGATATGCTCTGTAAGATGATCACTCGACAGAAGATCAAAGGTCTTACAAAAGCAACAGTGGAAGAAGCATTTCCACGTATTTTTATAGATCCAATCAAACTGAGTTAAAGGACAATGGCAAAAAAATTCAAGAACTTCCGCAAAAATGATCATTACGATGATGAATGGGGCGATGTTAATGAAGACCGTCTCAGAGAAAAAGAACGTGCTAAAAAGAATAAGCAACGTAAGCAAGAAGTACGTGAACGAAAACACATAGCGTTTAAAGACTTTAGAGACAATTGAAAAAAATTTGAATTAATTTCAAATTAGGGCTTGACATTTGGTGCATTATAGACTATATTAATAGTGTACTAAGAAAGAAAGATATATTATGATTGCTACTAAAGAAAAAACCATCCTCACCGATTGTGACGGAGTTCTATTAGACTGGGAGTACGCTTTCGGTCAATGGATGTACCGGCATGGTTATCGGGTTGTCCAAGATGGTTGCTATGATATGGATACCAAATACGGTATCGAACGGAAAGAATCAAAACGGTTGGTTCGGATGTTCAACGAGTCTGCTTGGATTCGGAAATTGCCTCCTCTTCGGGACGCAATAAAATACGTGAAAAAACTCCACGAAGAACATGGATATGTATTCCATGCGATTACTAGTTTGAGTAACGATCAATACGCTCAACATCTACGGTCTAAGAACCTTCGGGAACTCTTTGGTGAGACTGCCTTCGAACGGTATGTCTACCTTGACACTGGTGCTGATAAGGACGAAGAACTCGAACCTTATCGGGGAACTGGTTGTTACTGGGTTGAAGACAAACCTGAGAACGCTGACTTAGGTCACGATCTTGGCCTAGATACTTTACTAGTCGCCCACAGTCACAACGTAAGTTACGATGGCCCTGTCAAGCGGGTTCGGGACTGGAAGGAGATTTACCATATTATCACAGGATAGAGTATGCCAACATACAACTTTAAAAACATAAATACTAATGAAGAATTTGAGGTCACTATGAAAATTAGTGACCTTGACGCATATAAGGAAGCGCATCCTGAGTTGAAACAATTCATATCGAAGCCACCATCTATTGGTGATTCGGTTCGTTTAGGATTGAGGAAACCAGATGCAGGCTTTCGTGATGTACTAAAAAATGTGAAGCAACACCACCCTGGCTCTAGAAATATCCAGAACAAGATAAACGATTGGTAAGATGCCGAGATTAACAGTTAAAGGTCACTTTCATGTAGGACACGCTTCTCCTACACCAAACCCCTTTCATAGAACTCCGTACGTAGCGGGGCAAGATAAGGTGTGGGGTGGTGGAAGAGAAGTGATCCGTATTGGTGACAAAACTGGTTGTGGAGATCCCGCTGTTGGTGGATCATCCAAAGTTCGTGCGGTTGGGGCTTTTGTCCATAGGTATGGTGATGCAACAGGTGGTCATGGATCTTGGGGTGGGAATAGTTCAAGAGGCGGATTGTTTAAGATTAACGTAGGACAATGATATGGCAAATCCAGACTATGCTGCGTTACTTGCACAGATCGCTGCAGAAACGGATCCAGTTCTAAGACAAGCGTTAATTGATCAAGCATATTCCTTTCAAGAGGAATTGACTGATGAAGAAATTGAACTATTTGAATATACACAGTTTGGTTATATTGATCCAAACCCTGGCGTCTTTCAAGACACGAGTGCATTTTACTTTACGCCAGGCTATGTCGATGTTGATTATGTTATCACGGCCGCAACCTCGTATGTAGATATATATTATGTAGCAAATAATTATTTTGAAGATGCATTTGGTACTGAACCAGAATACGCTGCCTTCGTCGGTAACTACTTCGACGACACTGGTGCGAACACTGGCGGGCCATATGATCCAAGCGATTATATATCACAATTTTAAGGGCGGAGACTCTACTAAATGGCGATTACAAAACGAATTACAAAAGGTTCATCCCTCACGTATCAAGAGATGGATGACAACCTCGAGCAGATTGCCCCTCGCACCAGTTCTACTGGATCTATTCAAATCCCTGCAGGGACTACTGCAGAACGTGACAGTTCGCCAGCAGCAGGTTATCTGAGGTACAATAACCAACTCAACCAGTTTGAAGGATACACCACTTCTTGGGGTGCACTCGCTGGCGGAGGCGGAGGCGGTGGTGAAGTAAACCAAAACGCATTCAGTACTTTCTCAGTATCTGGTCAAACCAATATTGATGCGGATAGTTCAACTGACACTATCAACTTCGCCGCAGGTTCAAACATCACTCTGACAACAAACGCATCGACTGATACTCTTACTATCGCTGCGTCATTCTCACAAGACTTTGCATATAGTTCCTTGACTGGTACACCTACTACAGTGGCAGGTTACGGTATTACAGATGCACAACCACTTCTTGTGTCTGGTACAAATATCAAGACTGTTAACGGCAACTCTCTTATGGGTTCTGGTGATATTTCACTTACTGCCTCTACAGATTGGTCGTCCATCACAAACAAACCAAACACAATATCGGGTTTTGGTATTATCGATGCATTCGATGGTGCGTGGTCTTCTTTGACAGGCACTCCTACAACCTTGTCTGGTTATGGTATTACAGATGGTCAGACAACTCTCGTATCTGGTTCTTCAATCAAAACAATCAATGGTGTTTCTGTTCTTGGCGCTGGTGACTTAACAGTTACAGGATCTTATGGAGACTCTGATGTTTCTTCCCACCTCAACACATTAAGTGCGACAACTGGACAAGTTCTTTCTTGGACAGGTATCGACTTCCAGTGGATTGCGGCAGGCGGTGGTGGTGGATCTGAGACAGATCCAGTCGTAGGTGCAATCACTGGTATTGTTAAGGCGGATGGTAGTGGTAATATATCTGCTGCAGTTTCGGGTACAGATTATTCAACTTTCGATGGTGACTGGAATAGTCTCACTAATACACCCACAACTCTTACTGATGCAGGCATTGTTGCAGGTCTTCTTGATTTAACAAATTCTAATAGTAACAATATCAACGATGGTTCAGCTGGACAATACCTTCAAACAGATGGAAACGGAAACTTTAGTTTTCAGACCGTATCAGGCGGTGGTGGTGGTACAACCACATTCGTAGGACTATCTGATACACCAAACAACTATAGTGGTGCACAGAACCAAGTTGTCGCAGTAAATGCACAAGCAACTGGTCTTACATACATTACTATTAACGCTGGTGCAGAATCAAATGATCTATCATCTATTGTTACTTGGGACATTGTACCAGATGCATACATTTCTAATACAAGTGTCGTACAACACCAATCAGATCTTCGTATTACAGAAAGTCAAATCACTGACTTACAGGCATATCTTCTAACTGAAACTGATCCAGTCTTTAGTGCACATACTACTGCAAACATCAACAACGGCAGTGGTTTTCTTGCACAAGATGGTGCAGGTAACTGGTTCTACGATTCGAACACTTATATCACAAGTACGGCTGTAGAAACAGATCCAGTCTTTACTGCGCATACAACATATGACATTGTTCAAGGCACAGGTCTACTTGGAAACTTGGGAACTGCAAACTCTTGGTATTATGATTCAAACACATACATTCAAGGTTCAGATGTTCCAGACAACGAGACTGATCCAATCTTTAGTGCGCATACTACATCAAGCATCAACAACGGTTCTGGTTTCCTAAAACAAGACGGAGCGGGTAACTGGTTTTATGACTCCAACACATATGTAACATCTGCAGGTTCTGAAACAGATCCTGTTTTCACTGCGCATACCACATACAATATCGCTAATGGTCTTGGATTGTTGAAGAACGATGGTGGGGGAACATGGTCATATGATAACGCTACTTACCTATCAGCTGAACTAGATCCAATCTTCGATGCGCATACAACGTCTGACATTGTAGATGGTGAAGGTTTCCTAAGACAAGACAGTGCGAACAACTGGTATTGGGATGCAAATACTTACATTACAGCGAATGACATCCCTGCATCTTCACTTACTCTAGACGATGTTACCACGAACGGTAGTTCCACAACTAACTCAATTGAAGTTGGTGCGGCGACAGTCGGCGGTGTTAACGTCATGTTGGAAGGTTCGAACAATGCACTTTTGTCAAACGGTGCATCATTCATCACCTTAGAAGATCTAAGTGCAACTGGTGACGTAACCTATGATAACACAACTGGTGTGTTCTCTGCAAACCTTGTGTCTACTGGAATTGAATTAAACGATCTTACTGCGATTGACGATCCAACACCAAGTGGAAACGGTTCACTAAGTTACTCTAGTTCTAACGGTACATTTGTATTCACTCCACCAGATCTTTCTGGACTAAGCGGAGGCGGTGGATCTGAGACAGATCCAGTCTTTGGTGCTTCTGCAGTTGCAAACGTTGTGGCAGCCGGATCAAGTACAGATGGTTTCTTGAGAAACTATGGCGGTGAGTGGTACTATGATGCAAACACTTACAGTACTTCTACAGTCGCAAACCTTGATGATCTAGGAGATGTATCAATTTCTGGTCTTGCAGATAACGAAACCCTGCTTTGGGATTCGGGACAATCTGTGTTCATAAACGGTACGATAGACTCTCTTATAGATACGCATTTAAATCAATCAAACCCAACAACTGGATATGTTCTTTCTTGGGATGGTGCAGATTATGCATGGATCGCACAGTCAGGTGGCGGCGGTGGTGGTATCGCATTAACAGACTTGAGTGCATCAACTGCAACTGCAGGTACTGCAGATCTATCTTATGACAATACAACTGGTGTGTTTACTTACACTCCACCAGATTTAAGTAGTTATCTGACTTCATATACAGACACTCTGGCAGATGTAACCAATAGAGGAAATACCTCTACGGCAGGTATTACCGTAAATGGTAATCTAGATGTAGCGGGTGGTGCAAGTGATGGTGGTAAGATTACTCTCAACTACGGTCAGACAGGTTCGCCTTCTTCTTCAAGTACCAACTGGTCTTACTTAGAAGTAGAACGTGGTTCTTTGGCGAACGTAAGTATTCGTTGGCATGAAGGGTTTGATCGTTGGGAATTCACTAACGATGGTAGTAATTTTACAGAACTTGGCGCCACAACGATACCAACATTAGATGCTGTAATGGGAGCGGGTGATGAGACGAACAACCCTCTAACACTTTACAGAGGTACTGATGGTAATATCAGCGAAGGTACTCTGAAGTTTGAAACTAGGGATACTACGCCAACTCTTGGTCAGGCAATAGGTGACATCCAATGGTATGCCGATACTGATACAGATCCAATCACCAGTACTCTTGGTGAAATGGCAAGACTCAGTGCAAACAAACATTCGAATAATTACACTGGTGGTGTAGACGTTGGACAAATGGTATTTGGTGTAACGGTTAACACAACACTAACTCCAGCATTAAAAATAGGTGACACACCTGCTGGAGGCAACCCGACTTCAACCACATATGCTACACACTTTGAAAACCTTCCTGTATGGATGGAAAACTCACTTAGAATTTATGAAACAGTTGATGATACTGCAGACATTACCAGTGATGCTAATATTTCAGGTTTGAAATTAACTGCATTAGATGGTTTGGGTAATTATAAAGACCGTGTTTCATTGTCTCATCAAAATAATATTGCTAGGTATCGTGTTACAGATCGTGTTAATGATGACGAATATACAGAATTGATTATGATTCCATCTCAAACGTCAATGCTTTCTATTAACTATAAAGCAACAGGTGGATCTATTAGTTCGTATGATGTCTGGACAGATTATGACGGCGGTCAAAAAGTAAGAGATGAATTAACAGACGAAAATGTCTTACACAAGTTTGGTAGTTATGCAAATACTGAATACATAACTGAAAGAAGTGACTTCGGTGGTTTCAATGGTGGTTCTTCTGGTAATGCTGATCTTGTGCCAAGTAGCGCACAGATTGGTTCTCTTGCTTTCTTTAATTGGACAGATGCCTTAAATGGTACTGCAGGGGCAAACAGATATATCCCTGCAGGTCACGCAGAAGAAGTTGTACATGGAATGGGTATTCTCCGTGACGGTGGACAACACTCTTTAGGTTCAGCAAGATGGGATCCATTCGGCGGCCCAGATTTTAGAGTAAGTGTAGATAATACAGGCGGTAGTGCCACAGGTCTTGGTGGACTTGTTTACATGTTTGGTGGCACATCAATTTCAAATGATGATACTCCTGTTACAACAATTATTACAAACCAAAACTATAACGCAACTGATAACACGATCATTTCGCAGACGAGTTATAGAACAGGTCAAAACACAACTACTTTCGATCATGAAGAATATGCAAGAGTAACTGTATCAGCAGTAGATGTCACTAGTGGGACAGAGGATGCAAAGATAGTTCATGCCGTACAAAAGGCAGGAACTCTTACTGATATGCTCGAAGTAAGTCCTGATGGAATTGATGTTGATGGCGATGTTACAATTGATAATAGAAATAGACTTAGGTTGGCAGATGCTGGAGTTGATAAGGCACTGATTGGACTCAACCAAGGTAAATATCTATACATGGGATCAGAAGGTACTAATTCAGATCCAAGAATAAGATTTGATGGTGAATCGACTCAGGCGGCAATTGTGCCTACACTCCCTGCAGGTGCAACAACATCAGGTGCTTCTGGATACCTAAACTTAGGTTCCACTGGTTCTGCATTTAAAGAAATCCACTTAACTGATGGTGTGGTCTTTGGCGATGCCGGTGGTACTGGTAGCGCAACAAGTAACATCTTAAATGACTATGAAGAGGGCGAATGGACTCCTACTATTTTAGGTACTATCAGTGATCCAACAATTACATATAACGCCGGCACTGGTGGTAGATATACTAAAATCGGAAACTTGGTTCATTATAGATTTTATATAAAATTAACTTCGGTATCTGGTGGATCTGGAAATATCAATATTGGTGGACTTCCATTTACAAACACTGCCGCAGGTGTTACAGATGAGGGTCACACCGTAAACTTTAACTTTGTTAGAGAGGCAGACTCTCTTGGATCAGGTCAATATTACTCAGGGTATACTAGAACTAATGACAATAAAGTATATGTTACGGTAATAGGTGGGCCAGACACTACCAATTACCTATGCACTAACTTAATTAATGGTTGGACAGTATATGGATCAGGAACAATGACTACAACTTAACCCTTTCGGAGATTGGGTCGGACAGGAGAAAATAAATGGCTTTAGAAAAAGTAACAACACAAGATAAAATTGAGATCGTAGGCGATTACAAAATGGTGCAGGTTCGCACAAAAACGGCAATCTTGGAAGATGGAGTTGAACTCTCTTCAAGTTTTCACCGACATGTCATTGCACCAAATGCAGACATCACAGGTGAAAGCGCAGATGTTCAAGCCATTTGTAATGCAGTTCATACTGATGAAGTTAAAGCAGCTTATCTCGCACATCTTTCGGAAGAAAGAGCTTGACAACCTAAAATTTATTTGTTATAATATGAAAAGAAATTGGAGATAGTATGTTTAATCATGTAGACCACGGCATTGAGTTGCCCAAATTAACTAGGGAAACGAAAGAGTCTGGTCGAAAATACTTTACTCCAGAAGGAAATGCATACCCCTCAATCACAACAGTCCTCGGCATTCTATCGAAACAATCGATTGCAGAATGGCGAAGACGTGTGGGTGCAGAGGAAGCAAATAGAATCTCTCGTAGGGCAGCAGGACGTGGGACTGCAGTACACAAACTTGCGGAAGACTATATAGATAACGTGCAAAATTGGCAGGACAAACATATGCCTGCAAACCTCTTCACGTTCAATACAATTAAAAGACTGATTGATGAGAACCTTAATAATGTTTGGTTTCAAGAAGAATTCTTATATAGTGATAAACTCAAAACGGCAGGTCAAGTAGACTGCATTGCTGAGTGGGATGGTGAGTTGTCGATAATCGACTTCAAGACTTCTAGAAAACTCAAAAAGGAAGATCACATTCAGAATTACTTTATGCAGGCATCTTTTTATGCGGCTGCATTCTTGGAAAGAACAGGTGTTCCTATCAAACAAGCTGTCATCCTCATTGCGGTTGACGATAACGAACCACAGGTGTTCAAGGTAGATACATTCGACTACCTCGAACATTTTTGGTCAGTAAGGAGCGCATATGCTGAACTCTATGAGGGAGAAGGATGATGATCCTCGTCGAGATGATCCTCATGACGATTGTACACACTGGTTAGGAAAGATGTAAGGAAATATATTATGGAATCAAAGTTACTCTATGATGATAGACATGGTGGCCCTTATGATAGGGGCGGTGCTGATAGTTACTATGGAAGAGGGTACAGACCCCACTACTTTGTAGGTGATACATATCGATCTGATGCTGTTGAGTTGGAAGACATGACACCAGAAGAGATCGCTGCTTACTCTGCAGGTTACCGTGATAACGAAGACGCTGGTGATTTTAAGGATTGGGGATAATGTACACAGTTAATGGAAAAAGGTTCAATTGCGTTTTAGATGCAATTGACTACAGAGATCATTTGGACGCTCATTATGTAAAGGTAGTTTGGGAGACACATGCGTAACCTAAATACAGTCAGAAGGTCATCTTCTACCCCGATACAATTAGACGGAGGTTCAATGATCGAATTACCCAAAACTAAAACGAGATACATCATCATTGATGACAGTAATGGTGTGTTCTTAGGAACATACACAATGGCTGACTTTGAGGAAGAAATTGAAAGTAACTTTCTTCAAGAAGGCGAGTATATCGCTCAAGAAGATTTAGACAAATCCTTTGCACTCTTCGCAAAGGACAATCCATTCTCAATCCATCGTGCCTGTTCCTTCGCATCAGTCGAAGAAGCACAACGGTTCATCAAAGATAGTTTCGGAAAGACTGCCAAGAACCTCAAACTTGATGCCTTTCCAGTTGAGACAACAACCTATTATCCAGATATTGTTGACCTTATCAAGTCTGGATATTCACAACATACATTCGATATGTTGGACGGACTAGAAAGTCCCTCAAAAAAAATGCATTAAAATCAAAAAAAGTGCTTGACATTTGTTTTTAAAACGTTTATACTGTGTGTATAAATTGAGTTTAACCTCTCGTAAAGGAGAAATACAAATGGCACATGAACTAGAAATCGTTGGTGGTGAAGCACAAATGGCCTACCGTGAGAGCAAGGGTCTTCCTTGGCATGGACTAGGTACACCAGTACATGATTTTATGTCACCACAGATGATGATGGAAGCAGCTGGTCTCGACTGGGACGTTGAGAAAGTTGATACCTTTATTCGTTACAAAGGTGACAATGTAAAAACAGGACAACAAGCACTTGTTCGTTCTACAGATGGTAAGATCCTCACACAAGTAGGTGAAGGATGGAATCCAGTACAGAACGCAGAAGCGTTCGAATTCTTCACAGAGTTTGTATCTAACGGTGACATGATCATGGACACTGCAGGTTCACTTAAAGGCGGTCAGATCGTCTGGGCACTTGCAGATGTACGTGATGGTTTTGAACTGTTTGGTGGTGACGAAGTAAAAGGTTACCTTCTGTTCTCAAACCCACACCAGTACGGTAAAGCAATCGACATCAAGTTCGTAATGGAACGTGTTGTCTGCAATAACACACTGACTGTGGCACTGAACGAAAAGGGTATGCCTGGCGTTCGTATCAATCACCGTTCGCAGTTCAATGCAGATATGGTAAAACAGACTCTTGGTATCGGACACAATCGTGTAGAACGTTTCAAAGAAGCTGCAGAGTTTCTTGGTTCAAAGAACTACAACAAGTTCGATCTTCAGAAGTTCCTTGGTGATGTATTCGGTACGTCTGCAAAGGAAGGTAAAGATCTTTCTCGTACTGCAGAACGTGCACTTGAGATTGTCGAGACACAGCCTGGAAATGAGTTCAAGCCTGGCTCATGGTGGAATGCATACAATGCAGTGACTTACATGACTGACCACGAACTTGGTCGTTCTGCAGACACTCGTATGACTTCTGCATGGTTTGGTGTTAACGCAAAACGTAAAGTTGATGCCTTAAACACTGCATTAGAATACGCAGAATCTGCATAAGGTTGGGGGGATTTCCCCCCTTTTCCTCGAAAGGATAAAATATGCGTGTTATGTTAACAGGTCACAGAGGTTTTATAGGTAGTTACCTATATGATCGATTGGTAGATGAAGGTATGGATGTTGAAGGCTACGATATTAAAAGTGGTCAAGATCTCTTTGACTGTCCTCTACCAAAAGATCCCCCTGATCAGATTATTCATCTCGCAGGCCTAAGTGGTGTGCGTGATAGTATGAAAGATCCAGCGGGATACTGGCGTAATAATGTTGAAGTATCTAAAAGGTTATTCGAACGTTATCCTCGTACCAGAATTCTATATGCGAGTTCTTCTAGTATATACGAACCAGACTTGAATCCATATGCTGCGAGTAAGTATATTATGGAAGAGTCGGCACAAAGACACCCCAACACATTAGGAATGCGATTCCATACTGTATATTCAGATAAACCACGTAAGGGAATGTTCTTACAAAAGTTGCTGGATGATGAGTTAGAATACGTTACTACTCACAGACGTGACTTTATTCATTTAGAGGATCTCTGTGATGCAATCCAGTTGTTGATGGAACATCCCATAGGTGGATATACAGATATAGGTACAGGAGATCCAGTAAAGGTTTCGGATCTAGCGCCCAGTTCATTACCAGTAAAATTGAACACACCAAATGAAAGAGAATACACTTGTGCAGATATTCACAATCTGCAAGATCTAGGATGGACACCCATTCATGATGTGAGGAAACTAAAACATGGCGTACAGAACAGCCCAGAATGATGTCAGAGAAAAGTTTGATATCAATCTAATTGACGAAGTATTAGAACACTCAGGTGGGGCGCTATATGCTCTTACAGTACCATTGAAGAATGGAAGGAACATCCTTACTCATTCTAAT